TAACATGACTAGACGTGCACTGTGTCTTCATCTCATTCTTGAAGATCAGACGAACTGTCTCACGACTTGCCCAGTCACCAAAGAACGGAGTACCCTTGTAGTAACCAGTCTTTGGAAGTGCACGAGACTCATTCTCGACAGGAAGTAGTTCATATGCGTATACTTTATCAATATCAAGATTGAACAACTGGTTATAATATTTGCGCGCGAGAGTCCTTGTTGCTTCTTCAGGATTAGTCTGACGCATCAGGTGGTGGCGCAGATCGATGTTACCGAAGTAGAACTCAGCAACCTTACTATCGGGCTTGATAAAGCTATCAAGGCCTTCCTTCAGTGCACCGTGTAGTGTCTTAAAAGGAACCGAGTTGACATGCCAACCTGGACGGTACATGCAGATAGCATGACTATCGCCGGCGACCACATTGCCCATGTGTGTGATATTCTTGATAGTTATGGCTGTATTCTCGATACGCTTTAGATTTTCCCAGTCAACCTTTACCCAATCAGGATGGATCTCGCCCTTCATACGTGGCTGCAGCATCTCAGAGTACTTAGGATGATCTATCCACAGAGAATGGACCTTGCCCTTGAACTGTGAGTATCGGATCAGGTTGTCGATACCACCATAGTTCTTCATGCCGCCGAATAGGTTGAGAGATCCACCCCAGTCATTGCCGTGGTAGACGTAGATCTCATCAAAGGAATTGATGTCAGGATGAATGTCACCGGTACGATCTAGGTGTACATCGTATCCAATCTCCTCCAACTGGTTCGCATAGATCGCCGCCTGAGCAGCACGATGCGAATGGATGTTGGAGGAGACATGGGTGAATGGGGAGGTGACGAGCGTTCTCATATTATTCACTATACATCAAGGGCGGCATAATGTACATCATTTTTTGGCCAATCACGGTAACTATTTACGCGATCGTAAATGGTAGGATCATTCAGAACTGGTTCTGATCCTACGTTCCAGAATAGGATGTTCCTGCCGGTATTCTTAGGAATGTACTTCCATACCTTACCATCATACGTATCTATGCAAGGAAACGGTGGAAGGTTGCCAGCCTTCTCACTCTGTTGGAAAGGCATCGGTTCAGAGATAACATCGGCGCGGCCAAGTTCACCAGCCTTCAGGTTACGTGACACAGCAACCGAATGGAACTTGGCATTCGGCCATGCAATCTGCATTGCTCTCGAAAGAACGCCGGTCGAGATGGCAACATAAACCTCATCAGGTTCTGGGATCTTAGATGCAGCCTTGACGATACCGGCAGTCACAAGTTCATGCTTTAGACCAAGAGGGACAAAGAATGCATCATCCTGTGTATTAGCCCAGTCACTGGCAATCTTGTTTAGGTTCGGCATTGCAGCAATACGATGGAACGATGCCTCTGCACCACGCTCAATGCAACATGCCTGATGGTGCGAGATTCTCTTGGCAGAAGGCATGAATAGCTTGACCTTCTTATCATAACGTTTGGCAACATCAAGGATAGAGACACCGGCAAGACCTGTACGTGGCTGGACATACACAATAGTCGACTGATTGATTTTTGACATCAGACAGTCACCACCGCGTACCTTGGTTCCTGTGATAAGATCATCACGGACACACCGAACACCGTCGTGAACCGTAACGACAGGATCAGGATAAGGATCAGACCATGTTCCGGCCAGTTCTAGATAAAAATCCTTGGCACCTTGCCAACTACGATATCCAACATCCTTGTTATAACCATCTACAACATGTTTATCATGACTCATGCCATATTCCTTACCAGTTGTTTGTACTGATCCACACTCAGACCAGCTTTATCTATTATATAGCCGTCTGATGGGTGGTTGGTCATTCCATTAAACGTATCTACTAAGCCCAGATCAAGCATCGCTCTTTGCCGTCCGTAAGGATGGTCCTTAATTCTGCAAGAAGACCACACGGAATCAAAGCATAGATGATTGTAGTCTGATCCTGGTTTGACATAGTTTTCAACCCATCGGATGAAATCGCAACAGACGTCTTCTGCATCATAGGGATAGGCACCTGTATCGGCATAGATCTTCTCCATAACGTTATCCAGGAATACTTCCTGCTTCACTCTGTTAGTATTGATTGCTAGATACGAGATACACTCAACAGCATTCGTACCGTAGTAGAACATGCTTTCCTTGTTGACATACTGAGGATACCAGTCAGCAATATCAGCAATGAATGCAGCGTACTGGAATCGATAGACACGAAGGCCATGTCTTTGGTTCCAAGCAAACATCCATTCACCGATCTCACGAAGATCCCTCTTGGCATTAGATCCTTCAAGCCACCCAGCTAGTTCACGACAAAGCTTCGGTGCAAACTCAGACAAGTAGTAATCGCCGGCCTTCCTATAGTTCTTACCCTCAGGAATCTTAGGGAAAGCTGGGAACTGATATCCTACCGACGTATAGAATGGATATGGATAATTGTTCAACCGACGAACCATGTCTTCGATTGAATTGCATTCGTATAAGTGTGGAAGGATTGTGTTGTGGTATCCAGACGGCTTTTTCGAGTAATTAATGCCAGACCCAGTGATGCGATGTAACAGAAAGACATAAAGCCATTCTGGGAGGCTAAAATAAGTGTGCCTGCCTGTCCAATCGCGGGCAATGTACCCACGTTCGCGCGTATGGAGTCCCTGTTCCATCTTGTGCCAGTATGGATGTTCAGGAGTCCAACCATAGAACACATCGTTTACGATCTGAGAAAAGCCGGCAAACTTACGGTTGACTACATCATAGAGTTCTACATTTTCAAGAAGGTTATCGGCCATGGCCGACTCCTTATATGGAATCGTGCCTAGGTTACACTTGGCCTGTTGGTCCTTGGCCAGTTCAAAGTATCGAAGATACTCGTCATAGTATTGTGTGGTTTCCATTATTCTTCTTCATGACACAGGAACATCACACTGGCTTCCCTGAACATCTTTTCAGTTGTCTTCATAGATGTCCTCCAGGTATCAGAGATATTCTTAGGATGTTCCATGATAACCTTGGTGATTCCTACCTGAATGATACCCTTGGCACACTCAGAACACACAGGAAGGCCAACAACATATAGTGTAGCACCATCAAGTGATACGCCGTTATGACATGCATTGTAGATTGCATTCATCTCACCATGCACAACGTACTTGTACTTCTCCTCACGATCATTATATCGATCGTCAGTGTCCTTGATGCCGCGAGGAAACCCGTTGTATCCCTGACTGAGGATCTGACCCTTAGAACCAACAGCAACGGCTCCAACCTTTACCGATGGATCCTTTGACCAGGTAGCAACTTCCTTGGCCATATCAAGGTAACGGCGTGTCCACTTGTTCATTACTTCACCATATCAAAATGACGTTCATATACGTGGAGGTTGCCGACATTCCAGATGATCTTAGGTTCACGAACTAGTTGTAGATCGTCACACAGCCGGTCGGCAACATAATTCTGCCATGCATAGTCATTACGATACCCAAAGACGACGTCATTAGAACGCATCTGAACTACAACAATCAACCGTTCATCACGGATCATATATTGAACGGCATTGGTGCACATAAAGTCTGACATGCCATTTTCATTATAATCTTCCCACATACTAGGCCGAGTATAGATCATCACAGCACGACGACTATTAGGATTAGTATGCAGCTCGTTAAGGACGTTTAGATACTGCAGCCCGTTATTTTTATGATAGATTGCCCAACCATAGTTAGAGTTGATCTTACCTTCAGTAGAGGCAACCTGTTCCCAGATGGCAGGAGTCTTACCAGGAATATCCTTGACGTACAGAGACATCGACTTATACCAATCGAGCTCACGCTCTACGTACTCTTCATTGACTTCGCCAAAGATAGTCGGTTGGTCTGCTTCGAAGTTTGCACCGATCATCTCAATAGTCTTGACACCGGTCTTATCAATGACAAAGTTCTCAGCAGCAAGCTCGTTGATGAAGTGCTGACGAATGTCGGAAACCTTAAGCATTATGCCATCTCCAAATATACGGTGTATCGACCTTTGTTATTTCCATTGGTTGACCTCGTTGACTTTTTGATCTGATACACCCAGTTATGAATAGTATTCTTTATAACATCATGTTTAATAACAAGATCTTTAGTCAGACTTTTTTCATCTATGCTGCTAAAATGGTGAGGAGGAAGCATGTCAACAGACCACTGATTGTCATGAACTCGGGCTGATATGATGTTAGTATATAGTCCATCTTCAACAGCCAACTTAGTCAGTTTAACACAGCGGTTTGGCCAATAACAACCAAATGATGGATAATCTGATAAATCAAATTTAACTCTGCTCATCTTACTTTACCACCTTAAGCCGGTTGAGATAATCACGAGTTACTGACTGACCTTCCATCTTGCCGCGGATATACGACACGGCAAAGCTGGCATAGTTGATCAGATCTTTGTAGGTATCTTCGAGAGACTCAAAGTTTGCAGTCTCGCCAGACTCAAGAAGAGACTGTGCACGAAGCATCTTGCCATGCATTGTATCGTGGATCGAGTCGACACCACGGCGATAGTGCATTGCCTGAAGTACGTTCGAGTTAGGGTTCTGATAGTCCTGAGACTTCTTGAGTTGCAGTTCGATGCATTCGCGCAGGACTTTTACTGATTCACGTTCATTAGTCATAATATATCCTTCTTATGCAAATACTTTTTGGTATTGACTATGTAACTCTACCACGCTTTTGATTTCTTGTACATCATTAATTTGCTTAAGTGAAGAACAAATTTTATATCCAAAAGATATGGCTTCGGACTGAGTTTTAAATGATGCACATCCTTTACCACACCAATCACTGTGTTTTTTGCCATTCGGCATATAATTACTAACTGCAAATCGTGTAACATACTTGTTAGTACCTTTACGATAGTAGCAGTTAAATTTTTGATTTCCACCGTCCTGGGTGGCTCCATAATAATGGTTAGAAATTTTCATAATATAATATCCTTATTGCTTGTACGAAGAGATAGAAAGGTCATACATTTCACTAATCTTTTCAGGATTAGTAATCGTCCGGACCTTCTTCATTTTTGTCAGATCATACATGCGCATGTCTGCATTACGTGGACCAAAATTATTAACAACGAAGAAACTATCAGGAGTTGCTTCATAGATAGCAATATGTTCATCACGAGCTGTAGGATTTGATACGAAAAACAGTTTATCTGCTGTATCGGCTTTATACCATTGAGAACGTTCTAATGGCATTGCACAGTGCTTTCGAATAACCGTGCGGACTTTAACTTCTACCTTTGTGTCATCGGCTATGATATCTTTATGCATATCATACATGTTACTACTAAAGGTTACATTTTTATATTCACCCGAATCGATTAGATAGTCAATTACAAGTCGTTCGCCGAGTGCACCTGTTTTTACGATATTAGTCATAATATTTCCTTGATTTTAGATTGTTGATTTTAGATTTAAGGTTCTACGCAAAATTAAATTCGACTATAGTGTTTATTCCAACCCGAGTCGGTGACCCGAAGGCCTTCGGATGCAAGAAGTGGACGCCACATAGATTCGCACACATACTTAGAGGTGTTTGCATTTTGGATATCATAGATAAGACGATTAACTGCTGCAGTTTGACGGACAGTCTTTGTTGGGAATGTTGCCAGGATTTCCAAAGCTTTGGTCTTGGCTTCATTCAAAGGAAGCTTATCAAGTGTGCCAAGAATGGTAAGTTGTTCGTCTTTTGTCATGATATAAAGGCCTTTCAGGTTGGTATAAGCTTATCCTATACCAACCTGAGTTAATTGTACACAGTTATTTTAGTAACGCACCGATCCATGATAACCACACCGGAATATAAAACAAAAGTGATATGAACGGTGCAATGTTATCACGGTACTTCCAGCGGCGGCCGCTCTTTGATACTGACCGGGTTTTTCCCCATTCGCCCGGGAAAAAATACCCGAATGCCAATATCAAATAACCTGGCCACCACAGGAAGTACCTCATTACTTCAGCCGTGCCAGCAATCCGTGGTTACCGGCGTGTGATGGCGCTTCCCATCCAGCCGGCTTGATGAGATCCGGCAATCCAAGAGGATTCGGCCTGCTTGCCTTCACACCAACTTCCTTGGCCATATTTGCACGAAGGACACGATCCCATGCATTATAACTATCGATGCCCATTGCATCCAATGTACCAATAGCAACAACACAAAGGTCAATCAGCCCATCAACAATCTCTTCGGCATCATTATCACGTACGGCATTCTTAGTCTCGGTTAGTTCCTCATCAAGAAATGCCATACGGAATTCAAGAAACTGCTTGAGCTTCTCCTTATCAAAATCAAAAACCTTTTCGTTTACTTGGTAGTACCTGTGCATAACACCAATATCACGTACCCAATCTGCACTCATTATATTCTCCTTGTTGTATTATTCAATCTATCACACATTGACATTAATGTACACTAACTTTGTAGTGCATCAATAAATTCTTGTGCCGCGGCGCTAATCACCGGCAACCCACCTAATGACTTATTCTTCAACTTCTTGACAAGCTTCCTAGCCTGTTCCAGATGATACGTGTTAGCACGTGATGTATGTGCGATACCATCTAGATGATCCATTTCATGGAGGAATACACGAGCAGTCATGCCAGTGAATGTCTTAGTAGCCGTCTCGCCATCAGGTGTAGTGAAGCGGACCTTGATGCTCTTTGGCCTTTTGATCTTTACGAAAAGATTAGGATACGAGAGGCATCCTTCCTCGAGCATAACCGTCTCAGTTGTTGCATCCACTACACGAGGATTGAAGACACCAATGATTTCCTCTGCTCGCATCACGAATGCACGTGTACGCACACCGATCTGGTTAGCTGCAAGACCCATGCCATCATTCTCACGCATGGTCTCGGCCAAATCTGTATAAAGTTGACCAGGATCCACAACCGGGTTCTTGAAGTCGAACGCCGGCATCACCTCACGTAGGATCGGGTTGGTCCTATTTAGAATAGTTGAAATCATGCCATTGCCATCTGGATCTTGGCGATCACTTCATCGGCAGTATCAAATTTATCAGTCGACAGAGAAATTTCTTTACCCTTGTTCATTATGATGTACCCGGAATCAGCGTAACTTCCCTGTGCTGGAACCTTTGTCACACGCTCAATGTGTCTAACATTGATATAGTGATCAACTTTATTCATGTCTCGTACCCAAATAAATCTTGTCATGCTGCAATCCTAATAATATGGCCTTTATATGGTTTACCATTTTTGGCCGCCTGTGTAAATCGTATGTAATTATAACCATGTTCAATGCAGTATTGTTTGGCATTATCCACAATAACACCATCTACAAAATAAGTAAACCTTAATTTTTGTTTGTGGTCTTCAGATTTTGGTTTTCGCATTTTATCTTTGTGTGATTCTGATAATTTAGAACCCTTTAAAGAAGACACTAATCCAGTTTTTGATTCGGATATTTTTTGCTTAGTTTCATTGCTGTGGGATCGACCAAACATTGGATTGTTCTCACCAGTCATTTGCAAACTTTTATTTTGTTTCCACTGATCGGTGTGTTCTTTGCCAGTCATACCATTTAAATGTCCATACATGGCACCACCGGTTCCACCCTGATGCACATTGTAAACTGGCTTTAATTGTTCAATTAATTCTATTTCTTTTTGAGTTGCCTCAAACTTTGTATCAAACTGTTCTATAAGTTCTATAGTAAAGTTATTAATACCATATTTTTGAATAGCTCGTGATATTACCATTTTAGATTTACAGTGTTGGTTTAATCTAGTCTGTAATGGTTGTTTAGTGTAACCAATATAGAAATTTCCATTGATGATATTAATAATTTTATATATTTTAAACATAGTAATGAACCATTATTGAACTTACATTACTATTTATACTTTCTCTTGTTTCTCTTGTTTTATTACTGAAAAATTGCTATGTTTTTCAAATTTAATAACAGAATGGAATTTATCATAGAGCTGATCACCTTTATGACTAATAACAAAGATATTTCCATCTGTTATATTTGATAGTATATCCATAAGATTGTCATTACCAGAGGTATCTAATGACGAGTCGAAGACTTCATCCAAGATAAGAAGATTGGTGGAAGCAGAATTACGCAACTTAGCAATAGCCCTCCAGGTAAACATAAGAGCAAGATCAAGACGACTTTTCTCGCCCTCGGAGAAAGATGCATAAGAGAACTCGTCTCTAAAACGTGATTTAATCTTTTCATTGAAGTTTTCATCCAATTCAAATTGGACAAAGAAGTCCATGGCCGCGAGGTATTTATTGATAAGCTTGTTCATTATGGGAACGTACTGCTTAATAATTCTGGTCTTGATGCCAGAGTCCTTAAGTAGAACACCGGCAACCTCAATCACCGACCGCTCATTAGCCAGTTCTTCCTTGTACTTCTGTTGTACAATAAGATGGCTATTAAGTACATGCAAATCTTCCTTGCTCTCATCAATGACTGTCGTGTTCTTCTTAAGATTCTTGATCTCCTGTTCTAGTGTGCAAATACTAGAATTCCACGATCGGATGTCAGAGTTGAGTTCGGTGATCTTTGTGTTAATAGCCGTGATCTCCTTATTGATTGCAGTGATCTCAGCAATACGAGTATTGATTGTGGTAATCTCATCCTCAATCTTGACCAAGGCATCAGTGATCTCCTGTTCCTTAGACTGGCGATCTGTAACTGTCTCGTTCTTGAAGTCGTGGTCGATTCCCTGTCGGCAGGTCGGGCAACTGTCATTGTCGTGATAGAACCGAATCTCCTTCTTGAGAGTACGTACCTTGCTCTCAAGTTGACTCTCCAACTCTACCAGTTTTGACTTCTTGTTCGCGACCTTCTCGGCATCTGCTATCTTAGCAGAATGTGTATCTAGGATACCGTTCTGCACGGCAATGTCATGTTCTGCCTGACACACCAGCGTATCGATCTCCTTGATCATCTCATCCTTCTGGCGGATCAAATGATCGTTGTTGGTCTTCAGTGAGTTGATATGCTTTAGGGTCATCTCAACCTTATTCTCAATCAGGTTGATCTGGTAGTCGGTATCAGTGATTGCTGACTTATTAGTAGTGATCTTCTCCTTGAGGAGGTTGTTCATCGTAGTAAAGATCTGGATATCCAGAAGATCCTCAATGACCTCACGGCGAGCATGTGCAGGCAATTGCATGAACGGCAAGTAATTTGCACTGCCGAGAATGACAATTTGGCCAAAACTCTTGAAACTTAATTTCAAAATACTCTTCTCAAGATACTCTTGATAATCCCTGGCGGATGAATTTTGATTTATCATTTCACCATTTTGATAGATTTCGAAGATTTGAGGTTTAATGCCGCGTTTAACACAAAAATGCTTAGATCCCACCATAAACTCGCATTCTACAACTAAATTCTTCTGTGTCATAGAATTGACGAGTTGTGGCTTATTGATGTTACGGAACGGCTTACCGTACAAAGCAAACGACAGTGCGTCGAGGATCGTAGACTTACCAGCCCCGTTTTCCCCGACGATCAATGTTGACTTACTACGATCCAGTGCCACCTCTGTGAACTGGTTGCCGGTCGACAGCATGTTCTGCCAACGAACAGTTTTAAATAGAATCATGATTACTCCACACTCAAAGCTTCATTATACAGTGAACTGAGGAAATTGTACAACACTTTTTTGTCGACTCGTGAATCGACCTGGTCAACCACCTTGTTAAGCACTGTCAGTGTATCCTCGGCCTCGTTGACAATATCGCCATCGTCCTCCATCTGAAGGTTCAGGTTATCATCCACGACCTGCAGATCCAGCACACCAGCCTTCTCGATCTTGTCAACGAACATATCGAACCAGTAAGGATTGGTCTTGGTGTGGACGATCAGTTTGACATATGACCCCTTGTAATAATCCCAGTCGACATTCATCAGTTCATCCAGAGTCTTATCCTGGTCATGATAGTGGATCTTATTGAACATCTTCAGTGGGTTCTGAATATATGTCAGTTCCCTCGTTTCCGTATCAAATATATGAAATCCCCGACTGTCATTATAATCAGACCAAGACATTTCATAAGGAGCTCCCAGATAATTGATATTACCACGAGTAGATTTATGATGAAAATGGCCAGAACACACGAGATCAAATTTATCAAAAATTTTAGATTCGAATCCGTGGTCATTTACTGCACCTTTATACATCTCGAAACCGGCGATTTCGAGGTGGCCAAAAAGGATTTGTGCGGGGGTATTTTGTAGGAACTCCATGCTCTCATCATAGTTTCCAGAACATACCCAAGGAAGTACACCGATATCGGTACCACCGAGATTAACAACAGTTGGGCTATCATAGTAGTTGATATCATAGGTTGAATGCTCAAAGAGCTCCTTCATTGAGTTTACCTCATTCGTATTCTTGAACGAGGTGTCATGGTTCCCGATGATTACATCGAGTCTAATTCCTGATGAGTCACAATGCTGTACGAACTTACGTAGGTGTCGAGCAGTGACAAAGTTGATATACTTACGACGATCTACAATATCACCAAGATGGAAGATGTTGGTGATACCGTTGTCTGCAAGATATGGAAAAAAGTGATCATAGTAGAACCGATTAAAATACTCTGCAAACGCAGGACTATCCCCACGTGCACCCCAGTGGGTATCCGTGATTAAAGCAATTTTCATTAACGACCAGCCTTACTCTTATCATTGTATTCACGCAGCGTCTTATCACAATACGCACGAATATTTTCTAATGAAATCATATAATTGTAGCGGATGTGTTCTGGAGTCTTTAAGTCCAGTGCATTCTCAGCAAGTTGTTGGATTAAAACTGGAATATTATTAAGCTTCATTTTCATCACCTTCGATAAATATTTCTATGCCCTTTTTAGGCTTTGATACTGGTATGTTTTTGGCTTCAAACTTCTCCACCAATTCACCAAGTTTCTCAGATACATTTATAAAGGCTGCAGAGTAGTGTGTTCGATCTTCAGGTGCCATGTCGACCAGCGTATTCATGATCATGCTGTTCTCAAAGCTCTTATGCTTGATGTATAGTTGCTTCTTTTCCTTTTGAATACGACGAAGGAAAGCGTAGTAGATAATCTGAGTAAAGTATGCGAATGGGTTAGTCGACTTCTCAGGATTAAAGTTATGGAGATATGCTAGACAGTTCTCAATGCCATCAGAGATCATCTCATCCTTATAAGAGTACCCGACAAAGTTTGGCCGAGTTGCCAGTCGTGTGGCAATGAGCATGATACACTCACCAATGTACCTAGATACGAGAGGACGTTTCTCACCGGCTTCAAGAGATTCTTCATAGAGTCGACGGTATACTACCATCTCTGTGTAGAACTTCTTGTTATCGATGTAGTTATTGGCCTTCTTCTTTTTGGCCGGGTTGGGCATTGACTCGTTCATAGTATATCCTTAGTTGATTGTTGACCCGCCTACGAGTCTTTTAGAGATAAGCTCCTGCATATTCTCTTCCATATTCTCAATATCCTTGATAGCAGCATTGATCATCTTTGTTGTATCGGTATTTTTGCTGGATGCTACAAAAGCCTCGTAGTAACGAGTCATGCTTTCACTGGCTGGAATTGAAAAGACTATGTGCTTATCTTGTACCACTATATACTGTTGGTCGGTAAATGTACACACATTTATTAGTATAATGCTATGTTTATCTTGTATTTCCATAACATAGAACGGGTGATGAATATGAACACCGCCGCTAGTGCTTTCTTGGTTACCAATGATTTGCTCACCGTTAACCAAAGTATAAATTCTAATCATTATAACCTCACATTGTAAATTTCGTAATCGAACTTCTCAGCATCGTAGATCTTACACCGTTCCAAGAAATGGTTCAATGTAAAGTTAGTCTGTGACTTGTATGATAGGTCGTCAACTATATCATAGAGAATTGCCACATCCTTCTCTGCATGCATACGTAGCATACGACCAATTGACTGAAGTACCTTGATCTTTGACTTGGATGGAGATGCAGCAATCATATGGTGAAGCTTGTTGATACTCACACCGGTTGATGTGGTTCCTAGCGACGCAATGAGGACAGCATTCTCCTCATCTTCAATAGCGCGACGGATACTTTCCCGGTCCACGCCTGATACACTACCATCAATGTAAAAAACATTATGGTCAGACACTGAACTAATGGCGGTATGTAATAGTTTTCCATGGTCAATAATCCTGAAGAATAGTAGCTTGTTTCCCTTGAGTGACAGTGTCAGATTCTTGAGGAACTTATTACGTTTCTCATTGTTTACCAGATAGTCAATCTCTTCCTGGTAGGTTTTCTTCTTCTTGTTAACCGTCGTGTGGAACAGTTTCTTTTCATCGTCAGGATACTTCAGTATGATGCACTTGATCTTAAGTTTCGAAACATGTCCATCCTCCATCAACTGGACGGTTGTCGTCGATCTATACTGTGGGCCGAAGAGTCCTTCGATTGTTGCTTCGTTGAGAGCGTGTCCATCCAGCGTTCCTGTGCAGCCGAAGCGGTAACGACAGGCTTCGAGGCTAGATAGGATTTGTACGAGGCTCGTTGCCTTGCATCCGTGAGCTTCATCTCCAAACACGCACCCGAATTGGCCGTACCATTGCTTTGGCATTTTGTTTTTGCCATTGTTGAGCGACTGCCAAGTAGTAATGACAAGTTCAGCAGGGATATCATTAGATTTGCTAAGACCACCAGTACTAACGTGTACATCACCCAAGTATCCATAATCTCTGAAGTCACTTTCCATCTGTCCGACCAGACCGATCGTAGGAACGATGATTAGGCCTTTGTGTTGTTGATACCATCTCATAACAATGTAGATCATGAGAGACTTACCAGATGACGTAGGACTTACTAGTGTTCTACGACCGGATCTAATACATTTTATAATTGCCTTGAACTGATAGTCACGGATCTGATACTTCTCAGGGATGTTTAGAGTTTTGATGAATTCAGTTAATTCATGTTCAGATACGTTGGCATATACTAGTTCATCATCAAAAGTCAGTGTGTATCCACGTGCATCACAGAACTTCTTGATTCTCTGTGCCATGCCGGCATATACTGTACCAGATAGGTTATTCACTAACCGTATCTTACCATCCCACATCCTGGCCTTGTACTTGGGATGCCACTTATAGTTATCGGCGTAGAATGTTAATTGATCCGACAACTCCATAATGGTTGACGGATCTGCACATACCTTTATGTGTACACTATTAATAAATTTTAGGTGGACATCTGCCATTCTTAAACTCTAGTGACTGCAATGCCGTATCCCATACCAGGATCATACATTGGCACATGTAAACCAGTGTCGACTAGTTCGTCTACCGGACAACCCATAGCAGCCAGATCGGCAATGGCTTCTTCACGAGTTTGTCGCAATTTTCCAAACTGATTGCCATCATCCCACCATTGTGCTTGATAAAAATACATCAGATACCTACCTTGAACTTTTCCCATTCAATCGCCGCTTTGATATTGAAGCCGCGGCCTGTCAGGGATTTAATGATCGATTCTAGAAGCTCGATCTTTTCTTGTTGGACACCAATACGCAACGACATATTAATCACCTCTTGATCCGCCTCTATATAGTTATTCACGTCTGAACGGATGATTTTGCCCTGAGGTGGAAGCTTCCAGCCCTTGGCATGAGTTGCCTCGGTAGGACCCATGGTAAAGAACTCGTTCTTAGCAAGCTTCAGTTGTTTGAATTCAGCTTCATACTTACGAAGAACTAGACGTTCATTCGTAAAGATCTTGAAGTACTTGTGATGGAGTTTGGGGATATTCAGTGCCTCGTTACCGAGTTCTGAACGGTCGATGTGGGAGTCTTGCTCCCACTGTACGTATATATCATCTATCTTCATAATAACCTTTATATCACGAATTATGAATTAAGTACACCTATTTCGTAGCTTAGGAAGCGGAAATCTACTGTACATTCAATATAGTTTACGTCAACGTCCATGGTAGTAAACTGCAGATCGGAGATATCGATAGGGAACAACTGAATAAACTTTGCCGAGATATTTCCAAGTCGGCGACTATTGTTGATGACAAGAGTTGCATCAGAGTATAGTCCAGCGGAACTGTTTTGTAGATTGGCATATCCGGTGAAATCAGTAGGAGAACCAAGACCCTTCATCCAGTTATGGATCTCAAGATAGTCGGTCATATCCTCGGCCACACGGAATGTTATAGTCAGTGGTGAATATGTAATCTTACCAGAATTAGGAATAGAAACAAACGGCGTGGCAGTCTCTGTTGATGACAGAGTCATACCAGGTAGACGAACCGTCTGTACGTTAAAGTTCAGATTGGGAGTACGAGCCAACACGAACTTGTAACTGAGTGGTGATAGGAAATTGGGGTTTGTTGACTTAACCACTATAGTATTACCTTAAAGCTGATATGATCATTATAACACAGTTTATTTATATTGTACATAAAAAAAGGAGGGAGACCTTTCGATCCCCCTCCCTCAGTTTGTGGTTGGTTAACCAACTCTTATTACATAAGGTTGTTAACAAGAACGCGACGATAGTACTTGTTCGAATCCTGCTCAAGAGTTGCAGTCGTATCGGCTGCAGTTGTACCCTTAGCGAATGGATTCGGTGCCATGCCGTAACGTGTCTTGAAGCCGATCTTTGGCTGGAAGCTGTTAGGATCAACAGCACGAACCATCTGAAGCGGAACGTATGGGCAGTAGAACAGACCTGCATCAAAGGCATTCGAACCCTTGTAGCCAACAACCAAGAAGTTGGTGCCTGCATATGGATCGATATAAACCTTGATACGACCGTTGAGAACACCAGCGAAGGTGTTGCCAGTATCATCAACGTTTAGGTTGTTGCTGTTAAGCGCTGGAGCATAATCCAGAACACCAGCCATCTGAAGAGCTGAAGCAACATCTGACGAGCAGATGATGATGTTACCCTTACCACGACGTGTCTGCTTAGCAATCTGGTTGCATTCGCGTTCGATCTGGAACAGAAGACCCTTAAACTTTTCAACTGACCAACGGCCGTTTGAATCGGTATCAAGATCGAAGATACCAGCAGTTGTTGTACCGTCAGCAGCACCGCGCTCGGCAGTGATGATGATCGAGCGAACAACTTCGCGGTTGATTTCAGCAAGGATTTCACCCGAGAGGATGTTGCTGAGTTCTGTTTCAGCATCAAGACCGTGAATTGCCTTCAGATCCTGTGCAAGTTCAAGCGAATATTCAGCCTTGAGGGCACGTGTCTTTGCAGATACGGTAACCTTTTCGATGCTGAAGCCCATTTCTGGGAAGATGTAGGTGCTGTTCGAACCAAGCAGTTCGCCTGTTCCAAGCAGAAGACCCATCGTGTAGTTGTACGTTGAGTTACCAGCATTGTTTGATGAACCAGGAGCAGTACCAACAGTGTTGGCACCAACCGATGTTGCAGTAGCAGCACCAGTATTAGCAGCATCAACACCAGCGCCGAGGCGTGACGAGTGACCTGTGTTTGCTTCGTTGTAGAATGCTTCAGCACCAAGCGCGCTTGAGTTAGCATACTTCGAACGCATTGCGAAGATAAGACCAGTTGGACCAGTCATTGGCTGAACGCCGCAGATATCGTATGCGATCAGATTTGGCATCGAACGGCGAACCAGCGAGATAAGTACTGGATCAAAGTTTGAAACGCCACCAGCAACGTTCACTGGCGATTCGCCAAGAAGCTGCTGTGAAACACCGTTCTGCATGTCTTCGCGCAGAGCGTTTTCAGTGTTTTCTAGAATTTGTGCGGTGACAGCACGTCTGTGGGCAGTTTCGATCGTAGGCAGATCGGCGTGCTCCAGAACGGGCTTCCACTTATTTTGGACTTCCTCAGCTAACATTGTATTCTCCTTTTACCCTTTGGTATCTTGGTTTGGTATTTTATTTATTATTTTACAGTTCTTGAAATAGCTGCAGCATAGTGAGCCATATGAGCAGGTACCGGAGCAACCTGTTCAGTTAGTTCTTCTGCTTCTTCAGTAATAACACCCGTCGAGACAACCTTCTTACCTTCGGTGAAGTACTTGTCCTTGATGATATTAAGCTTTCTGGCATATGTTTCAACATCGTTGAAGTCAATGCCTTCTGCAAGTGTACGAAGTTTTTCAACCTGGGTTGCAGCAAGACCTTCGCTGACTTCGTCAAATGTAGCTTCTTGTGTTGCTTCGTCGATTACTGACTGAAGCTCAAGTTGTGTGTTGATCGATTCATCAAGCTTTGCTTCGAGTTCTTCGATATGTGCATGAAGTTCACCGAGAACATCAACACGATCTTCTGGAACGGTGATGTATGATTCGGCGAATAGATTATAGAGACCATCCATGAAGTTCTCTGCAATCTGTGCACGAAGCGATGTTTCAATCGCGAGCTTGTTTTCTTCGATCCACTGTTCAACAACATAGTCAAGATACTGATCGATCTTGGTTGTCATTTCTTCCTTGACACCATCGACTTCTTCAGAAAGTGCTTCAGCAAATTCTTCTTCAAGACGAAGGGTTTCAAGATTCATGCGAGCGGTAAGAGCCGCTTCGAAAAGTGTTGATGCACCTTCCTTGAATTCTTCTGTAAGATCTTCACCAGCGAACATTGCGCTGATGTCTTCCTTGACAGCACCCAGAGTTGCACGTGGCATCTGGCCAAGAGCTGGCTTACCACCAGGAGCGGTTGCTGAAGGTGTTAGGTCTGCTTCCTTGCCGATCTGTGCAAGCGCATCATTAAGGAAGTGAGAAAGATCGTCACCCTTAAGCTGAGCTAGTAGTGATGTGAAGGTCGCAAGCTTTTCAACGGTGGACGAACCTGCACCTGGCTTCAGTGTTTCTGAACCTGCAGACTCTTCCATTTCGATATTATCCTTATCTGACATTGTACACTCCTTGTGAATTTTATTTATTTATATTGGATTAAGATTTGGAAATTTCGTGGAGAAATTTCTCAAAGATCTGCAGTTTACGTTCTTCGAAGGTGCGTGATCTAACAGACGATTCGATCTGCATCTTAGATTTGTGAGCAACCAGCATGCTGTTTTCCCAGATCCATTCAACACCTTCCATGATGCCGTTGACGAATGCATCAGGAGCCGAAGGATCGGCAACGATATCAGCAGCAGTTGCTAGGTGGAAATCACCCTGAACTTCGTTGATACCTTCTTTATTGAGACGCAGTGATCCCATACCACGAGACGAAACGCCTAGACGAACACCTGACTCAATGAGACCCTTGGCAGTGTTACCCATAGGAGTATCTGTCAACTTTGCCTTACCGATCCAGTTCAGACCCTCTTGGCGAAGACTGGTGATTACGTGTGAGACACGATCAAGGTTGATCTGTGGACCATCTGGGTGACCTAGTTCACCAAGAGCACGACCAGACTTGACGTAGGATTCGTTGTAACGTTCTACTTCCTTGGCAAGGGTTTCTACTGGGTACATACGACCATTACGGTTCTTGATACCACCTTGCAAGAAGATTCCTTCGATGTACATATTCTTCTTCCCGTCTTCACGGGCTTCGGTAACAACTGTTACATCTTCAGTAAGTTCAGTAATTAGTTTCATTTTAACCTCGTTGTTATTTTAATCTATTTATAATTTTAAATAGATCCGATTACGCCCACACGCGATGGGGAACTGTTGGCTCGACGCTCAACGGTGTCAACTCGGCAAGCTGCTCGTCGCTGAAGTTGCCGCGCAGGTTGGTGTGCCAGCCGGGGTAGTCCACCACGATAGGCTCGTCGGCCTTGTCATAGCCCGTCACGCGGCTGAATGGCCCGATGTGATCGAGCGACACGCCAGACACCGGGTTGCCTTCATCGTCAATGACACCCGCAGCCAGCAGCGCGGCAGTCATTTCAGCTTCGGTGGCGGTCATGAGATACAGGTCGATCATGCGGTGAGTGCCTGTAGCTGCGCGTTGGTGAGGCGCGAGGGGTAGAAGGTGATGGTGCGGATGTAGCCCGTTAATGGGTTGCCGCCATCTGAGTTTTGGCAACCGATACCTATCCGGTCGGGGGAAGGTAGAGTGCCTGATGTGTCGGTACTGACCGTGCCGCCATTCGCGGAGGCGGCAAAATTGTTTGTCTGATAGGCGTATGCAATTTTGCGGACGCTGGCATTTCCAAGCGTCATAGATCCCTGAAGTCCCGCCTGAGTGACACCAAGAACTCTGGTTTCTGCCCTCCAGCCGGGGCCATAACCAGCGGATACAAGTAAGCTATTCCCAGACGTAGGTGCTGCTGCGCTGTCAATGTCGTACACAAACGGGAAGTCGCTACCGCCCGTCGAATTGACGCCTGTTGTGGTTGCAACAAACTGCGCGATAATCGTCCCCTCGCTCTGGTTGTACCAGCTTGAGAAGTTCGTACCCGTCATCGACGCAACGTCAACCGCGCGGGTGACCGTGGAGGCTACGGTGGGGATGTAGCTGGTGGCGAATGCACCGGTTTCGACCTGTACGCCGTAGAGGAATACGCCCAAACCGACCGAGACAGGGGTGTAAGTGGCTCCGAAAGTCGTTTGGGTTGCCGGCTTTGGCGAAACCACAAAAACATAGTTTCCGCCGTCTGCGTCAGAAGTTGCCGTGACTGTGCAGCGATACCAACCGTTTCCGGCATTGGTAATAGTGGCAGTTGTTGACGCAGTAGTTGCAACAATAGTCCCGTTGCTCAAGTCAAATAGAGCGCCGTATGCAAGGTTAGCAAACGCGCTGTTTTCAAAGTTAATCTGAGCGCGGGTATATTCGCCCGCCTTCAGGTATGCAGAGCCGGTGTAAACAGTGTTTACGGCACCTGAAAAAAGTTTATACAAAGAGTGGCCGCTATTTAGTGTATCGCCAGTGGCAATTTTTGTAGCGTTGCTTGTCCCGGCCGGGCTAGTGGCAGCGTTTGCCGTAACAACGAGTGAGCCGCCCGGAGAAACCGACCAGCCCACCGTGCCGTCGCTGTACGTCATCAAGTTCACCCGCTGCTCCTCGATTAGCAGGCCGTTGGGCGCGAGTGTGACGGGGTTGTAGTCGAAGCGCGGGCCGTAGTAGGCCGAGGCGACCGTCTGCACGTAGGTCGAGGGCAGCGTCTGGTAGGTGACGGCTTCGACCTGCGCGCCCCATTGCAATATGCCGCTAGTTCCATCACTAGCCCACGATACGCCTCTTACTGAATCGCTGGCTGGAATAACATTAATACCAATTCTGGCGGCGGCACTGGTGCCGATTGCCGTAAGCACCACTGAAACGCGATACCAGCCATTACCAGCGGGCGTTATTCCCCTACTCACAACTGTAGAGGTTCCGGCGGTAAATGCGGTCTCAGTGCCGGTTTGCAAATCATAGTTGATTGCAAACGTTCCAAACTGGCCAGCAGTTCCAATTAACTGTATGTATCTGTAGCCCGCATCTTTAACGTAGCATGAAAATGCGTAATTCACGCCAAGCGTCGAAGAAAAATTCTGTTGTAGCTCTTTGAATGCCACCGCTGATATGCCGGGTATAACCTTGTCAGCAGTCGTTGTTCCGTCAGGCGCAACTCCTACATTAGCCGAAACAGTAACTACGTTTTTTACCCAAGTTGGGTCATCAAGTTGTTGCGAATACAGCAGCAGATTGTTCGGCGCGTAGGTCACCCGCCCGGTGCTGTCCACCAGCGTGGCGTTCGTCGTGCGAGTAAAAGTAATAAAGTCACTGAATGTTTTGAATCCCATCACTTATCCTACGTAAAATAATTGATTAGTAAAGTCAAGATTTAACGTATAATTTGGCTCAATACTAGTAATTGGCTCAAATATTTTTTGCAATTCTATTGTACAAAAACCGCTTCCGTTTAAAAAATTAAAACTCAAAGGTTTTTCAGAATTAATTTTTAAAGGCATACCGCAACCAGAATAATCATGGGTACTTGAAGAATCATATATGCCTGCTATCGATACACCTCTTAATACTTGAAGGTATGCATTAGGAGTACATGCCCATGATATTTGATTGATATATGCACCAGTTAATATTTCACCAGGCAATGCAATATCAGATACAGTATTATTACCGGAAATAGTTAATCCGCAATTCTCTGTTATGTGTAATGTGACAGATAAATTTAGTTTATTAGAAGTAATAATATAAGGCATGGCATCATTAACTCAAATTATAGTCAGATGGGAATGGTCCAACTTTTTGAACTTCAAACATAATAAAACAATTTGCAGAACCAACAAACTCGATATTAATATTATCAGTTTGAAGTACATTTATTGGCATGCCGCAACCAGCATACTCATGTTGACCTGTTGAATCGTAATATGCAACAGGCGTTATACCGCGCTTAATTACAATATAACCATTGGGATCACACCCCCAAACTGATTGAGTAATATACGCTCCTGTTAAAGTTTCTCCAGAAGATGCCACATTAGATACAGCATTATTACCGGCAACAACAATAGTAGTATTTGCAGGTGTTACATGAAAAACGGCAGATGTGCGCGGCCTATTTGAAACAATCGTTACAGCCATTATTCACCTCTATTATTAATGGCAAAGTCTAGCATCTGTTCAACACCTTCTGGTGTATCACATGCTTCTAGAAACTTCGACTTGTTGTCTTCACTTAGCTTCTCGAATACTTCCAGCATAACTCTCTGATGTGATTCTGAGATATCAGTTAAGCGATTTTGTAGACGTTCTTCTTTATTGAGTGGCTTACCACCGCGTTCTGCTGAAAGCTTGGCAGCAATTGCCATCACACGGCGTTTTTCTGGTGATCTACCCTTGAACTGTGGAGCATCAGACTTCTGGAAGTCCTTGATGTATGTTCCCATCGGTGCCTTTGCAGATAGCTTCTCATCGAGATCGACTTCTTCGGTTGCCATGACCTTTGCCTTCTCGACACCTGTCACTGATCCACCCCAGCGTTTACGCCCGGCAAGTTCACGTCCCTTTGAACGATCCTTACCGCCTTCGTTATCAGCAATCGACTTTGTTTTCATTGAATAACGACCTAAAGTGCCACGCGACAATTCATCAAGACCTTCAGCTTCTTCTTTAGTCAGACGATCAACGGCTTTACTGATACCTTGTTGTCTATTAAAGTCTTTATTATCTAAACGATTAGAAACCTTCTTCAACTGTTTTCTTGATTTGTCTAAGTTATCGGTGTCACTAACATAACGCATAGCGGCACTAACACCTGTCATTGCATCATCTACGCTTTTTTGTTTACCAGCAATGTGTGTTCTGTTTACGCCTGCCTTCTTGACATAGGAACCAAGAGTCTTCTTTGAAAGTTCATCGATCTGTTCAGTTTCTTCAAACTTTGGACGAGCCTTATTCATCTCGGTTGATGCAACCTTGACCTTGTTTGTGCCCAATTGTTTACGCTTGGCCATCACATTACCAGCATCTCTATTTCTATCTGGTGCAGATTTACGCTCATATGAACCCAAAGTAGCGTTAGACAGTTCTTCTAGATCTTCAGCTGCTTCGGCAACCTTCTTTTTGGCGCGCAGGAGTTTAAAGTCATGAGCATCAAGCTTGCCATTCTTGTTGGCATCGATCTTGTGCTGACTGCCCTTAAGTGCTTCATAGACCTTCTCGTCATCGCCTGGTTCATAACCATGACGTTCTTTGCGACGGTTAATTGGTTTAGTCTTTCCCTTAAAGACATCGTCACCGTTGCCGTTGCGGTCGGGATTCTTAACAGTTACATGCTTGTCGACAAACTTTTGTTCATCGGCAGACTTAACCTTCAAGTAGCCTTCTAGAAATTGATTAAGCGTCTTCGCCATCGTCGAGTCCTTCTAAATCTGAGTCGTCAAAATCGGTATCGTCCAGATCCAGGTCATCGACATCGTCAAACTCGTCGTCATCGATATCATCGACTTCGTCATCATCCGTAGTGTCTTGATCGTCTGGGTCTAAATCATCTGCAGATGCATAGATGCCTTGCGCAATACTTGTATGCATAGCTTCTATTGCAGCTGTTGTTTTTTCGCCCATGATATCGTCAAAGACAGAAGCAAACTTAGTCGGTTGCTGTCCTAATGCTGTATCGATTAGATCGTCAATTGTTGGCATAAATTCTCTCCAAATATGTTTTATTTATAATCAAGCCGGTTTCTTCACCACGTCAGGAACTGCTGGACCGAAGTCGGCATCCTTAGGTGGTTTTGCACCAGGAGGTGCTGGGGGAGCTCCTGCATCTTCACCGGGCGGTGGTTGTCCGCCTACTGGAATTGGTTGCCCATCTGGACCAACTTCTGATGAGTTATACTGTGGATTGTTCATCTCTTCTTTGATCTGCTCATCAATTTCCTTCATGTCCTCTTCGGTCTGATGGAGAACATTGCGGCGAATCCATTCGTGCGAGAAGTACTTACTAGCATAGTCATCTACATCGCGAAGCATCGAAACACGATCACGAAGGATCTCTGTATTACGAAGTTCGGCGAAGTGATTGTCCTCGGCATACTCAAACTTGAAGTTCGTCTTGAACTCTGCCCAATCTTCTGAGGTGATAACACCTTTGAGGATTAGTTGCTTCTCAAGGATTCTAACAAATAGATCCGAGAATCTCATCCGCAGGCGAGTAACAAACTTAGCAAACTTGACTTCGTCTCTTGTAATCTCGGTAGCACGACCAAAACTATACTGTGCAGATGGATCCATACGACCAATAGGAACGTTCAACGACTTGTAGAGTTTATTCTGGAAGTAGGTTACGTCATCCATCTGGCCAAGATTCTGACCACCTGGCAATGTAGTGATCTCTGTTCCCTTACCGCCTTCACGACGTGGAAGCCAGAAATCCTCGAGCATGGTCATATGCTTGCGATCATCACGGATCTCACCGGTAGCAGAATCGTATACGACCTTGTTCTTAAAACGCGTCATAACATCACGAAGATATTGTTCAGCCTTCGGCTTAGGAAGGTTACCAACATCAATATAGAAGATACGACGTTCAGGTGCACGTGAGATACGATAGATGACTAGTGAGTCTTCCATCGCCTTCAACATGTTTAGTGGCTTGATTGCCTTCTGAAGGTAACCGATGACTAAGTCACCATTGACGTTGACAAGACCAGATGACACGTTGACAATAGAGTCAACTGCAATCTTTAGACCCTGTGCGCCGGTATCTTGGAAGGGAGCAACGTTATTAGGAACGCCGGCTGTCTTCGAGAAACCTTTTTCATTATAGATGTAGAACTCTTCGCCGGTTGATGGAACTGTAACGTTCGACGTTGAGGAAACTTTTCTCTTCTTTACGGTACGAACTTTACGAATCTTACGCGGATCGATGTATCGAAGTTCCTTGATACCTTCACGTGGCTTGTCTTCATCAATCATTGCATGATACAGTAATCGACCGTCTACGTACCACTTCTTAAAGATTTCGTATGCGTGTTGATTAAACTCTAGAAGGTCGACAATAGTATCGAACTCCTCCATAATCATCTTTTTAATCTTGTCTGGTTGCTCAAGATCGTCTAGGTTAATAGAAACGATTGCCTTTTTAGGATCAGCAACAATAGCTTCGTTCACAATATCATCAATGGCCATCTCGACCTCAGGATGCATTGCAACTTCGCGATACTTATTAACTAACTCTGCTTCTGTACGAACTGCACCGTCAAGATCGACGAAGGTACCATAAACACCGCCTTCGGCCACAACCATCGCGCCGTCATCGGCAGCTTTGGGTGTGAACGAAGGGATATCAACAGGTTCAATTTTTCTCTTGAATTCAAAACCAAATAATTCGGCCATGGGATCTCCAATTTAAATAACAAAAAAGTAAGGGGATTGGTTACCCCTTACTTATCTAATCGCCGGCTTTATCTGTCGTACCACCACTAACAGTCCAGTAGTCGTATGTGAACGTAACCTGGAAAGATTCAATCTGATCGGTATTCGCCCAATCAAGTTCAATTGGTGAGATAACACTTGGGAAGATTCCATCAAATCTGTATTCACGAATCGCTGATCCATCCTTTGCATACTGGATTACAGTAGCATTTGACTTGTAGCGCCCGATGTCACGAATATTAGCTTCAAAACGATTGATTCTGTTTGACCATTCTTCCATAGCATTTCTGATAAGGAAATCTTCGTCATTCAGTACTGTTACTGTCCAATCGCCGAATGTTCTATCACCGGCCAGCTTCATCTGACGACCGAAGTAAAACACTGGAATTACGCCAACTTGTGATTCCGGAATTTGTGCAGCTTGAACCATAAATGGTGTCTTAAGATCACCAGAGTTATTTGCAGGGTTGCTAATGCGTACCTGGAAGAGATTCTGACGTGCACCGCCGTAGACGAGTTGGCTTCTCATTTCATTGATATTAAAAGCCATTTTCTTTTCTCCTAGTTTCTTTTATTTATTAGAACTGGCCAACGACTTCATTGAACTCTACACCAGACCTTACAGCAACAAAGTTCAACTGGATGAAGTTGATGCTCTTAGCAGGCTTGATGTAAATGTCACCAACAAAGCGATTAGTGTCAATAACTTCTGCAGTGTTATTTGTTTCATCGCAAACAACGCGGAAGTCAGTGATACCACGGCGGCCTTGGATATCACGGAGGAATGGCTCGATCAGATTCAGGAATTGTGCTCTTGTAAATTCATCATTGAACTCAAATAGCATCTGATTTGCAGCAGTGGCAATTGTTTTTTCGAGAGTGATAAAGAGACGGCGTACGTTGATACGATCGAATGCACTTGGACGACCCAAAGCAGTCTTATCACCGAACAGAATTGTTCCTTGGCCTGGCTGCGTAATCACAGGATTGATATCATTCTTGTACAGAAGATCGCGATCTGTCTTGCTTGGGCTGTAGGCTAGCTTGACAAGGTTCTTGATCTGACCACGATTATAACCAGCAGGCGAGAACCATGGGTCGCGAAGATTATCTGAGCGAGCAGTTAGACCTGCAACATCACCATTAAGTGGTACATAACGATAAACATCATTGTATCTATCGTACTGATACTTATAACCCGAATCAATGAATGCATATGAACTGTTACGTACACTCTGGCGGAATATCACAATATTAGAAGCCTGCGATCCTTCTGCAGAAGCACCAACAACATCAGCCTTATCAGGCGATACAAATACCACACAATCCTTGCGGACGTCGGCGATATTGTCGATCAGATAGTTAGCTAACTGAGCACCATTAGATGCACCCATTGCTTTACCAGTCATCAGCAGAGATACATCAACCGATGAAGAATCGGCGAACAAATCATAAGCAGATGCAAGCGAAGCAATTGTTGCTGTGCTTTCTGTTACACCATCACGACCACCAATGAATGACTTGTAATATGGAATTGTTGTTGTTGAATTAGAAAGGCTAGCTGCAAGATCAGATGCAGCTTCAGCACGATCATTGGTAGACCACACATAACGTGAGTTATCGTTGATAACCGTCTTAAAGAATGTAGTTGTACCATCTTCGCCGATAGCATCAGTTGCGCGAGATAGATCTTCGTAAACTTCAAGGACCGTCCCTGGTGTGCCAGTGAACTTACCATCTTCATCTACAACTACAACACTTACCTGATCGACTGTAGTTAGACCACGATCTGATAGATATTGTGATGTACCCGGAGCAGTTGCAACAGTGTTGAAGAATTCCCACTTGCGTGAGACTGTATTCGAGCTAAAGTTAGAAGCGCGATTCCATGTATCTTCGAAAGTAATTGGGAAGAATGCATACTGAACACCAGATTCAGATGTTACAGTCGGAAGCGACTTAATCTTAAGAGTCTGTGTGCCGACAGTGCTATTTCCAAGTTCAACATAGTCACCAACTGATAGTGATTGTAGAATTGTATTTGCAGCGGCCTTGGCTTCAGCAAAGGTAAGGTTACCACCACCGATACCAGGTTCGATCCAATTAAGAACGACGTTAGCTGTAGAAGAATTAACTACAATGCTAATATCAGCCGATGTAAGCTGATTTAGCTTTGTTGCAACACCAACGCTTGTATTGCTGAGCATATTAATAGCACGACTATACTGATTTGGAGAAGAGCACATCGACACGCGAAGTGAGTTACCAAGATCACCAGGATAACGAGCTACAAACTGTGTATTTACAAATGTAGCGTTCGATGGACCCTTGTTTTCAAAGTCATCAGCATTCTTTACGATATTACTTGCAAGAGCAACTACGCCACTATTAGCAACTGCGTTCAGTGCAAGTGTATTTGCATAGAAGTTGAGTTGTGCATCAACATCGGATGTTGCAGCTTTGGTAAGAACTAGGTTTGTGTTTCCAGCAGCGATTGTAGCAGTAGAAACATAGGTATCATCTGGGATACCAGCACCAAATACTGCCTGACCTGCAGCAACACCGTATGTATTACCTACAAGAGTAACAGCGGTAGTTGCAGTTAAATTAGCAGACGCCGCGGCAACCGTGTTTGAAAACCCAGTTGTTACAGCAGCGCGTGAAACATAAAGTGCGTTACCATAAGCAAGGAAGTTAGCCGCAGTGAAGAATGTTTCGTAGTTGTCTGAAGTTGGCTTGCCATAACGGGCCGCCAGAGTATTTTCCGAATCTACTAGAATGAACTTTCCGATTGGTCCCCAACGAAACACACCGCCAATAGCACCAACAGTGGTTGCTAAAGCCGGTACGGTTGTTGTAAGATCAATCTCGGAAACGTTAATTCCAGGGCTGACTTGAAACGCCATTGTAATCTCTCCCTATCGAAGGTGTTTAACCAGTACTTTTGCTTTTATTTATAATATGACCAGATTACGCAAACAGGCCCTTGAAATCAGGATTCCACGTTTGAGTAAGATCAACAATCTCGGTTGCATCCGGTTCAATCAATTCACGACCATTATCCATAAAGAATGAAAACATCTCGTTGTCAAGATCCTCATCTGTTCTGTTTCTAAGTCTTAATAATGTATTAATATCTGTAAAGTCCTTAAAGTATTGTTGATTAGACATCCAAGCAAACAATACCAAGGCCATAACAAGATCGTCGTGAGCACCAGACTCTGCTTCATATGAAGAATTCTTCTTAGAGAATCTAGATAGTTCGTATATAGTATCATGATCATTAATGACTAACTGGTATTGTTCGATTAATAACTTAAGCAACGAACAACCAACCGTCTTAGTAACTGCAGTTTGTTTTAATCCACGTTCAGCGTTCTTATTAAAACCAGCAGAGATTCTTTTGCCCTTAGGACCTGCCTTCTCGGTAAAGATCAGGTTATCAGACTCGTAGTCGATGTAGAGGGCATCAGCAACCGTCAATCCGATGTCATTAATTTCGACAAGGATCACAGCATTATTGTATTGTAATGATGTTTGATGAATGGTCTGAGTATACTCTGCAGGGGGAGTCACGTTACTCTTGTATACGCATACTTGATTGTACGGCATCTGAGTGACATCAATTACCTGGAATGCAGAGTAGTCAAGACCTTTACCATGCGAGACATCACACGTCATGACATACCGATGTTCCTTCTCAGGAAGGAAGTATGTTGTCAACCCATTGACTGATAACAGTGGACGTTGCGCAGTCAGCGTCTTAAGTACAGCACCAGAGATTAGTGTACCAGATGAACCGAGCCATGCACATTCAAATTCCTGTGCAAACTTCTCGTAGTCAAAGTCCATGGCTCCGAGCGTTTCTTGCTTCCACGCATCATTGCGTCCAGGAACCATCTGCCAGGGAACCTCGACATATTGGTATCCATTGGTACCTTCCTTAGCACCATTACATGTCTTATAGAAATGATTCAGACCATTCGGAGTAGATGTGAACAGAATCTTAGTTGTTTCACCGGATGAGATGGTTGGGAAAACAGATGCGAAGAACTCATCCCAGTTCTCAACGAACGCAGCTTCATCGATGTACAGCAGCGAGATAGACTTACCGCGAATAGCAGATGAACTGGTTGCAGCAGCAAGAACCTTACAGCCATTCTCTAGTTCAATCGATCCCTTGTTCCACTCCACAACACCCTGCTGAAGCCAGTCAGGAAGCGATTCGTACGATAACTTTACACGATCCAAGATCTCTCGAGCAGCGTCACCTTTATTGGCAAGAAGTGCTACAGTCTTGTGTTCATTGAATAGGATATAGTGGAGGATGATTGCAGCAGCCGTAGTAGTCTTACCAGCCTGACGACTCGTGACAACGGTAACGCGACGATTGTTAGTTAGTTTATCAATGATTTCTTTTTGATAATCATAAAGCTTTATCTTTATTAGACCGTGATCAACGTGAACAATCTTGATATAACGTTCGGCAAAGTAGATTGGATCCTCAGCACATTTAAGCCATTCTTCAACCTGATCAGCCGTCCATTCAATCTTCTTCCTGGCTTTTTTAAGTAACGGGTTGCCGTTATAACCCTTATCAAAAGCTTTTCTAATAGATTCAAACATCAATCGTTCTTATTTTTTCTTTGATCCAGCATCTGTTGTAGTTCCATAGTTGACCCTACAAATAGATTATTGGTCACCTGCTGAGTATTAGCAGCAGGATCTGAATCCATAAGTTTCTTTTTCTTGGCCTGCAACTCCAGAAGATCTTTGCTAGCACCGACCATGGTATTCATCAGAGTAGATAGAACTTCATATGCCCTTGGATGCTGTGATTGCCTTGCAACGTCCATCAGATCAAATAATGCCTCTTGGCCTTTACCAATTACATCCATTAAATTCTCACGTGCATAGTCAAAATCATCTTGCACTGTAGAGTCTGTTGGTTTATCATGTACCATTGGAAGAAACTGTCTGTTACTATCTGGTTGAATATTTAAAATGTCATTTAACTTTTTCATTATACATTACTTTCGAACTCATGAATAAATCCATAGTTATCATCTGCATTAATTAGAGCCCAATCAATAGATAATGCAGCGTTGGATGTAGGCTGCCCATTTGCTGTTAACCCAGGAAAGACATGAACTATTTCAGTTGTGGCCGTGTTTGTTGTATTGGCAGTTGTTACATTTGCAGTCGGTCTGATATTCACATCGATATACTTGATAATACCGCCGTCTGTTCCATCTCCTGAGCCGATCTTCTTATCCGGTCCGAACAGATATCCTTTTATGGTAAAGTCTAACGTCCAGATAATGGCGCGGCGAGTATCAAAGTTGCCCTCGTAAGTATCCTCACTGGAGATATTGTTGAGAATAATAGGAATATCCCATGGGTCGTCTTCCATACTTGGAATAAGGTGCACAGATGCAGTCCACTCTGGAGTGAAGTATGGAAGGATCTGTTCTACGATCTTCGTTCCATCCTCGGCATTCTTAACGATGATTGACATCTGGAAGGAGATGTTATAAGGAACCGGTTGATACAGACTTTTGTTATTCTTTATCTTACGATTTAGTGTATTGAGTTTGCGTTCACCGTCATACTGAAATGTTGTCATCTCGAATGAGATACGTGGAACTGTGATAGCAATCTTGTTGTCTAGATCCGGGTTACCTTCTAGACGAGCCAAGAACTTTTCCTTTGGGCCATACGACAATGGAACCTTCAAGGTCTGAATTGTTTCACCGGCAGTATCTTGTCGTGTGACATAGATGTTATTGAAAACCGTTCCGAAAAGGATTACATATTTTCTTAGTGTGTTGTGATGAAATGTACTACCGAACATTTTAAATTTTCCCTTCACTGAAAGGATCAATTTGTGACCAATCAAGAATTGCTTCGCCCTCGAGTTGGAACTCAGTATTATCCTCGTACGAATCACCGGCTTGTGTTTCAAAATCATAACCACTCTGAATGATTTCAAACCCATCTTGATCTACGATAACAAAACCGTCGTTTGTAAGGAGACCATATGTCTCCATAACAATACTGTTTTTCTTTTCAATACTATCGATTGCTTCAATGCCGGTATTTAGTTTTTCTGAACTGTACTCAAAGATCTCACACGTAAGATCATACATTTGAATAGAACCCATCTGATAGAAGATAGGTGTCTTGTTCACATACTTAATTACCATGATACGATCGACCATAGGAATATAGATTAGATCACCTTCCTGTGGGCGGATGATTCCTTCTAGACTGCCAACCTCGTTCATGAAGTTACGAACAGAGACAGTAAGTGTCATCTGGTCTCTGATTTCTAGATTGAACTTTGAAAGGAACGTTCCATCACCCTCATAGGTATCATAGCTACGAATGTAAAGATCGATGTAGTAGGAGTTGTTATATTCGGATAGTGCATCCTCGCCGTAGATATCATCTTTGGCTACCAACGTTCTAGGACAATAATACATGTCATGACCATAGATCTTGATAGATTCCATGACCAAGTCTTCAATCAGGACCTGCTCCTGGCTGTTCTTGAAATTATTGAAATAGAAATTGGTGCCCAAGATCTTATCCGATCATATCAAGAACCGGAAGGGAGAAGCTAGAGATCATCTCCTGCTCCATCTTGGTTCTTGCGTCGACTGCATCGTTGTAAATCTTCTCACCATTGAACTGTACACCGCCAGGCAGATTCATGCCGGTGAATTTGGTCAGATTCGATCCCCACTGTTCCTTGATAAGGACAGTAGCATAGTTCTGAAGCCAACGATCATTCCATGCATCAGTGTATATGTTCGGATCTATAACCTCGTACGCCTCTACCAGTAGGAACATTCCAACCTTAAGAGTGTTCCAATCCGTATCGACATAGAGTCTATTCTTATGACGAGTATAACGAATCGGTTGTTTACCGACAAGCATCTCAGTCAGAAGTGCCAGATGCTCCATGACCATATAGTATGGAACGATTGACACGTTTGTCAGGGTATAGAGATCGTTCAATGCGATCTGGTATCTAATATTGAAAAGATCATCAGCACGGATAGATGGATCGCCAATTGCGAAGATACTAACGGCACCGATAATGTTCTCTGGAAGGGTGATATACTTATTGAGTACATCTGTCTCTGTTACAATATGCTTATAGTAGATCTTATCAGAACCATCAAAGTGATAGTCCCAGTAGTAGCGAATAGCCTCATCGATACGATCATCTACTTGGTCATCGTCAACGTTGATTTCAATTACTGGAGCTCCGAGTTTACGAAGGCAATACTGTTTGAATGTTTCTTTTGTAGTTGGTGCTGCCATGGTAACCTCTTTTGCTTATATTTATAATACGCCCATGCTCATTATTAGATGTACAAAATCCCAGAAGTGTGTATAATGAATATATCAATTGTGAACAGATATCATGTTAGTGTATTACTATTAAAACGATTCAAAATCTACTTGTATATCTGCGGATGCTGTAACACCTCCACTTGTCACAGTACAACGGTAGACACCTGACTTGTATTGCTCGGCAACTAAATTGGTAGTGAATGTGGTTGATGCAGATGTCGAACTGTTGATTGTATAACTGCTACCAGATACATATGTCCAAGCATATGTATATCCTCCAGCACCACCGGTACCACTACCTGTGGCAGCAGCACTAGTAACACTACCTGCGCCCGATCGCGTGGTATACAAACTTGATGGGCTAATAGTTATAGCCAGTGCATTGGATTTACCGTACAGGTTTGACAAGGAAATAGTACCGGACGGTACACCAGCTAGCGTTCGAACGTTTGTCTGATTCAAGGAGATATTCGTCGTCGACGATAGTCCAAGCTCAACATTGACGTTAGCTAGTGATATAGGTCCGGTACTAGGAAGAGTCATGTGTTACTGTTGAAGCTGTGCTTGTGCCTGTTGAAACAGTTTCTTAAGAAGTGGATCAACTACGCGGTGTGGAAGTTCTTGTAGTCCACCCATCATAAGATTCAATTCATTGATATCAACTGTAAGAGTTACAGTAGGAACCGGTTGAGTCTGCTGATTTTCAGCAAGCTTTGCATCTAGTTCTGGATTAGTAGCCATAATATATTCTCCTAATTATGTATTTGCGATTGGGGTTGGTGGTATTACAGGTTCTTCACCTGGTTCTGCCCATGGTAGGGCACTTGAAGCAACATCGACCATTGGTCTTACGATTGCATCAATCTGTTTCTGGATCTGCTCATCAATATGAGTTTTGTATCCAGAGTTGTTATTTACTACA